CTACTTTGTTTCGAGGTTTGCCACGCGCTCAGTTAAGGCATCAAGTTGAGCTAACAATCTCTGATGATTGCGGCGATGAAGAGCAGCCTCCATTACTAATGCCTCCTCATAGCGAATGCCGTATCGCTCACCGACAACATACGAATCTGCCACCATTTTTTCATGCGCAGGCTCTGTTATGCGCCACAGTTCAGGGCTAACTTCCCGTCCATCACCATCATAAACAGCAGGAACACGCTCATAGACTGGCGGTACCGACTCGTACACTGCGGGGATAGTTTCTTCTGGGTCATAGCAGAAGAAAGCAAAACTATGCGGATCTAGTCCGTGGCGTTCAAAAGCCTCCTTGGCACGCTGAGCAATAATACCAAAGTGCCAACGAGCACCATCATCACCCTTAGCCTCTATCCTGTCGATAAACTGAAACTGCACGAAATCTACTTCCGCCCAGGCGTCCAGAATATCATCTGCGTACGGCTGTTCCATTAACCGTTGGTCTGACGTCTCTGCAGGCTCAAGAGAACCTCGTGCCAGCGTCAGTGGTCGTGATTTTTGCAACTCATCTGAGGTGATAGTAAACGCCGTCTGGGTATATCCTCCAGCCCAAGGAGCGGTAGATGACCCAACATTATAAGTGTTCGCAGCAGAAGGGGTTACTGACCCGGTAACGGTTAGTGGAGCAAGGACTCTGCTACTGGATTGGTCAAATCGAGCAATTTCAGTTCCTGCAGAGGACTCCGTGGAATTAACATAGAGGCGCACACCATTTTTGCTGAGCACAGTGGTTGCTGCCAAGTTACCAGCGCTATCCTTGAACGTTCCAATCCCAACCTGGAAGTTTGTGGATCCTGGGCCATTTATACCAGAGATTACGTTTTGGTTTGTAGCTAAGCCAAGGAATGGGTTAGTAACGTTCTCAAGGTACAGTCCGATAACTGTTACAGGTCCGGCATTTGCGCCATTGCTTGTTAAACCGTTGACACAATCTTTTAGCGTGAGGCTTGTAAATCGTTGATGTTTTCGAGTCGTAACGATGGCAGTCGTCGCATCAACAATAGCCATGTTAGTGGCTGAACAGCCCTCTGCATCGCCATAGTTTCTGTCATTGTTGTTGGCTCCATTTGTCGCAGAGTATCCAGTGATAACCCTGGATATTTGGATGTTGGAGCCCTGGCAGTATCGCTCCTCCAGAGAGATCCCCCCGCCGATTCTACCCGCCGCCGTACCCCTCACCACTATGTTCTCGTAATTCACGTTACTGGCACGAATATCAACGCCGTTGGTGACTGACGGAGTTCCTTTAAACCTGTTTTGTATTACCGTGACATTCGATACATTGGCAAATATACCTCCGGTACCTCGCGTCCCTGTCTGACCCTCCGTGCCATTCTTAAGCCGAAATCCTGCGTCAATGGCTCCCTTGTCTCCGAAATCTGAGATATAGACATTAGAGATTTCTGGCGCGACTGACATCACGTCAAGCCCTGCCCAAGGGTGCTCTGGCTCATCCAGTTGACCAAAATTTAGCACAGTGATGTTGTTTAACTTGAATGCCCGGCTAACACCCTCATTATCTTTGATATCAATACCATCAGCACCGAGGTTTTCTGCCCAGTACCCATCAATAGTGCATCCAATATATCCGCCGTTTTGAAGGCCCATGCCGTAGTGAGAAGTATTGATGATTCTGAGTCTGGAAATGTTAAGCCCACGAATTCCTGCGCCACGTACTGCAGCACACTGCCGAAGGTAACTACCTGGCGTATAGTTACCATGATAGTTACCATCGATGCAGATATCATGTAGCCCTACTCCGTTAACTTTCGTAACACCATTTTCCAGTGGTGACTTAGTCCATTGAATAACTTCATAGGGTGTATTTGTAGCCCAGGCCTGAATCGTGGTGGTGAACCAGCCCTGCCCACATAAGATAACGCCGTCATAGGGGATTTTAAGAGCCGCAACGCGGAAATTCTCGTTAGATGGATCGTAATCAGATTCATCCATGTGCACCTGATACAGTGACTTTGTGAAAATTATTTTCCCGCCGCCAGATGCGCTCAGCTCTGCCGCTTTAGCCATAATAATATCAGCATTGGCTTTTGCTACGGATTGCGAAACGACTCCACTCACAACACCAATTGAGTCAGCTGTTACTTCTATCTGACTCTTTAATTGATCGGGGTCGTACTTAAGCACATTAGGGAAGTAAAATTGCTGGGTGCCGTAAGCGTCATACACAGCCATCGAGTGGCCCTGAACGGTTACGAATTTGGCGATCTGCCCGTTATGTACAGGGTAGCCTGCGGCATTGATGATAATTGGCTGAGGAACAGGAACATGTGACCCATCCTCATTTTCCAGATATACCTGGATTTGGTTCGCTGGGTTTTTCGGGTCGGTATCAATGAGGCCGATATAAATTTTACCATTTGACGCGGCTTTGAACTGACGAGCCATGGTGAAAAGCTGCGAAGGCATGCTCACGACGACGTTGGCGATAATATCTGGCATTTGCTGTGCTCCAGACGCAACAATACACACAACTGGAAAATTGCGTGTTGCTGCGATAAGGTCAGTGATAATTATTTAGTAATGCAAGGGGATATAGAATGATTACAATCTGGTGGTTTTTAGCCTTCCTGACGGGAGTCTGGATCTGCAAAAATATTCTGAAGTGGTAATCATTCCTGCTCTGGAGTACTGTGCAGCCAACTCAAAAGGCCAACCTTTGCGATCGCCTGCTTTTCTGCGGTCGTTAAGGTTTTAGCCCAGCGCTGATACTGCTGGCTTTTGGTTAAAGCCTTTTCAGCCGCGCGCCGTGCCGACAACAGCCTTTCAGTATCAGCTGCAGCCATTAAGCGCACTGCATTGCGGAACTGGCTGGATGCTATCAACTGGTCTGCGGCCACCGTTCTGGCGGTTTTATTGCCTGCAATAGACGATGCGATCACCGATGCAGCACCGACCCCCGGCAGCCCAACCGGAGTGCTAATCCCTTCTGCCGCTGCTGCTTTCTTCCCAATATCGTAAATCTTCGAGACCATCCCACCTTCTTTGTCGAACTGATCAAGAAGAGACTGAATACGGCCGGTGGAGATTTCGCTGGTTTTCGCCGTGCGGATACCGTTAGCAACCGTATACAGGTCACGAAGTCGTTTTGTGGCGTCTGCTGGCAAGTGCTTTGTTACAGCAGACAACGATCCATTACGCTGCGCGCCAGAGTACCAGTCTACGAATCCAGGGATGTTCAGTTGCTGCTCTTTCCTTGAGCCCAGCGTGAAGGCGTCATTAAGTGCGGAAGCAACGACCTCTTGCCGCATATGCGGCGGGGTGGCGTCTACCAGTTGATTGAACTGCGACACATTGCCCTTCCTGAGGTTCTGCACCGCCGGAGACAGGCGCGTTGACAGTGTCCCGCTCAGGTCTTTTCCAAGAGCCGTCACCATGTGGTCTTCAAGCTGCTTTCGCTGTGCCACAAGGCTTTTAGCTACATTCCATTTATCGCCCATGCCATTGGCAGCAACAACTGCCGCCTGATCATCCGTGATAGCGGAGTAAAGGCGCTTCAACTCAGAGCTGGTCTGGTCTTTGAATGGGCCCTCCCCCCTGCTTAGCGCTGCGCCGATCTGCTTCCGGGTATTGTCCAGCAGTGCAAATGTTGGTGGCGTGACTATCTTGGCACCGTCAGGATTAACAACTGTCTTCCCTTGCATGCGACTGAGGACAGTACGCTCTGCGGGAGAGAGGTTCTCCAACCCGCCTAGATCGTCCGCCTTACTTTTCAGGAGGTCGAGGGTGCTGTTGGCGGTCACCTGCGTTCTGGCCGGAATGGCTTTGCTGATGTCGCTGTAGATAGCATCTGACTGCGATGTCAGAGCATCAATAGCTTTTGTCGACTCAGTTTTGAACCGGTCAGAAAGGGCCACTTTGTTTTGCTGACCTCCTGCCATCTCGATCAGGTCGTCGGCCTTCTGAGCCAGCGATGTAATCGCGGCGTGCTCTTTGGCTGCCAACTGGCTGGCTGGTACTGATTTCAGGCCCTGTTCAATCGCCCGGTATGTTTGGTTATTGGAGAAGTGAGACGGGAGCAACTCGCTTTCCATCCCCAGACGCTTGGCGGCATCAATAACACTCTGGTTCGGCCTGACTTCTTCAGCTGCGCGGTAGACCTGCGGGGTGACGGATGCAGACTCCGGCGTTGCAGCGCCAACCTGCACATTCCGCTGCAGCACCGACCTGTCAGGTGACTCAGCAATAATGCGCGCTGTATCGTCGATATTGCTTGGCTGGGCGCCTTGAGTCATGACATTGCGGAGGTTGCCTGCCGCCTCTTCAACACCACGGTTACCAAGCGCCCGAATACCAGCGCCAATCCCTTTCGCTGCCAGGTTAACTGCTCCTCCTGCAGCGACACCAGTTCCAAGCTCACCAATGAATTTTGATGCCGATCCATCTTCACCACTATTTGCAGCCAGAGCGCCAGTCACGTTCTCTGCGGTGAGGCGAGCGGCGGTGTTAGCCACTCGGCCCGCTAACGATGGCGCGCTTGCGGCGATGCGCTCAGCCCCTACCGGAGTTAGGTATGGCAAAGCCTCAGCAAAGATCCGGCCTTCCTCCGTGTTTGGGGTGAGAGTGCCGCGGTTCAGTCCAAAGTCCTGCTCCAGACCTTGAGTGGTTACTCGTGGCGCTGGAGTGTAGGTGCCATCACCCAGGCCGAGTTTTTGTCCGGCCCATGCCCCAGCGCTCGCGACAGCATCAGCCAGCTCTGCCGGGATGTTCGCAAGATTAACGCCAGCCTGAAGAAGACCACGGCCAGTTTCCATTGCAGCTTCGCCAAGTTGCTGCCCTCTGGTTTGCGGCGCACGCTCTCCCCATGCAGCACTCTGGCCGCCGGGCTGTGGCTGGTCACGCCACATCTCTGATGGCTGCTGCTCAGCGGTGGCTACTGGATATGCCGCATAGAACTGTTGACGCGCCTGATCAGCCTGATCGCCTGCCTGAGGAGCCACAACCTGATCAAAGTACTGCGCTTGCGCGGCGGCTTTCGCATCTGGTGCCAGCGACTGATATTGCTGAGACGCAACCACGTCTTTCCATGCCTTTGCCATTAATCACCCCATAGTGAAGAGTATCCGCCCGCCTGCTGTGCCGGTGCAGTCTGTTGCGGTTGTTGCGTCTGCTGAGTTGGTGGCGCTTGCTGAGGTGCGGCTGGCTCCTGATAATCAAACTGGCGCTTCACCGTCCCCAGCTTGTTTTCCAGTTGGGTTCGGATTTTGCCAATCGACGACCTGAACGCATCCTCGCTCATTTTTGGGCTCAGCGCCCCAACGGCATCGGATAGCTTCTTGCCCTCTGCGTCTGACAGTGCCCCCATCCCTTTTAGGGAGGCCACCATTGGCAGGAAAGTCTGGGCTTTGAACGTATCCAGTCGCGCCTCAAAGTTTGCAGCATCGGTACCAGGCACAGTGGGAAATGCTGAGTTGAATCCAACGGCTTTCTTCAGACCAGGGCTGCTTTCAATTTCACTCAACGAATCCAACGCGGTTGAGAATGTATCAACTGCTCCCTGCGCGGCGGCCTGACGGTCAGCGCGCGCAGAATCAGCTTTGCTTCTTACGTCCAGTTGCTTTTGCTTGAGCTCTTCCAGTTTGATCTGATTAGTTTCGCGGGCAATCTGGCGATCAAGCACCTTGTCTTGCACTTCGGCGCGCTGAATTTCACGGCTCAATGCTGCGTTCTGCGCGCTAATATTCTGCCCGCGGACCTGGATATCCTGACCGCGAGCCTGTAGCGCCTCGCCAGCACGGTTACTGCGCGCGGTTTCTTCAATCTTTTGCTGATTCTGTCGCTGCCCTACGATTTTATCTTGAGCGGCAAAATACTGATCCGGGCCGAGCGCGGCCATGCCGAGGTGATCAGCAAACTCGCCAAAGGCCTGAGGATTCTGCTGGTAGGTTTGTGCTACCTCTCCCGGGTCAAGGCCAACCCTTTGCAGATCGGCAGCGTTTCCTTGCAACCACGCCCCCATAGCTTCAGGAGAGGACGCGGCGAGACGGGCGCCTGCTGCCAGGTTACCAACAGTGTTTCGCTGATCCTCATCTACGAACTTCATGCCGCTGCGCACAGCTTCAATCTGGTCTGGATACTGCGCTGCCAGATTGCGCATAGCTGTGCGATCACCTGATGCATATGCGGTTCCATAGGCTTGCTGGAATTCCTTCTGACGCTCAGCCTGTTGAGCCTGCTGATACATCTGCAAGTTACCAGCCAGCCCCTGCAGACCTTGCAAGCCAATGTTGTTGCGACCTGACCATGCATCTTCATTGTTCTGCCTGATGAAAGATAGCGCAGCATTGGCATCACTGGCTTGCGGGGCGTTGGCGTTATTCCCACCGATGCCGGCAAGCAGGCCGCCGCCGTTAATTGATTGATTCCAGGTAGCCATGGAGACCTCTTAAAAAAGTGAGCCCAACGCACCGACGCCAGCGCCAATTGCGGTACCCCAGCCTGGCATAATGGCCGTTCCAGCCGCTGCGCCAGCTGCCGCACCTTGAAGTGCACCACCAAGCTTTGATGGTTGATTGCCATTGGCGGCCGCTGCATTAGCCTGCTGCTGATACAACTGGCTCATATTATTTGCGTAGCTCTGCCCTGCGTTAGCCTGCCCGGTCAGGGCGCCAAGACCAATATTCGCCAGGTTCTGATAATTGTTCATTTGTCCTGATAGCCAGTTCTGCCCGAGCTGAGGGGCAATCGTCGCCAGTGAGTTGGTTGTGGCTGTCGAGCCAAGACCGCCCGTCGCCTCAGCGGCAGTGAGCGCCTGATAGCGCATCTGGTCGGCCAGGCCCTTGTACTGATCTGAGTTGTAATAACCATTCAGCGCTGAGCTCTGCCCTTGCAGTGTAGACAGCCCCTGCAGCTGATTAACGTACTGCTCGGCCAGTGGCGTAAACGGCGCAAGGTTCTGCATGTTCGTCTGCCACATCTCTCGCTGCAGATCGATACCCTGCTGGGTAGCTTTGGCCTGGGCTTTTGCTCCGGCATCGCTCCCGCCACCGCCCTTGCAGTAAACAACCCTGTTGAGGTGCTTATTGGCAATCTGATGAATTAGCATTGGTTAGCTCCTCGTATTTTGAGCGTGGCAATTGATAGATGGTGATCCCGACCGGCTCACCGTTGCAGATATAGGCGTCATCGAGATGGCCGACACGCGTAGCACCAAGCAGGCGGATAATCGCGCGTCCGTACTTTGTCGTGTCGGGAACCATCGTGATGCTGTTCAGGAAGGGGGAGTTCTGGAGAAGCCATTTGCAGAATAAGCGGTGACCGTTCAGCGCATACTCACCACGGAAACCGGGATCGTAAATTGCGTGACACTCAACAACGCTGTGCCAGAAGTTGCGCACTTCATGGACTCCGACCAGAGTCAGGCCTTCATAGATGCCGAGATATACCGCATCAGGCTTGATGAGGTACGTGTCTCCGCTATCGACGATATTGCCTGTGTTGGCTGGGTTGTTGAGGAATTCTGCAAGCTTCACCGGGTTATCGATGAGCTTGATTTGCATTAGTTGATTAGTCCGTGGTTTCTCATTGCCTGTTCAAGCGCCAGAATGCGCTTTCGCGCCGCTATCAGTTCAGTGGCGATGGCCTGCACTTCGGTCTGTGAGTATGCTGCGCCAACTGTGAATGTAAGATCGGCATTGAACGCCCCGAGATTGGGCGCACCAGTTCCCGCCGTCCATCCGGTTTGTCTTGGGCCAAGCACCTTAATGCCATCGATTGAGAACGATGTCGCCACTCCCAGCGATGAGGCAAGGGATTGCGCAGCGGTGGCTGCCTTGGAGACGTAGTCGGCCTGAATATTGTCGATATCTGTCTCGGCCTGGGTAAGGCGCAACCCCTGATCGCTGACATCCGTTTGCAGAGTAGAGACGTCGGTTTGCAAATCAGAGATATCGCCATGCACCGCTATCAGCTCATTGGTGAGAAATTCAATATCGCTTTCAGCTGCGGTTACCCGGCCATTCAGAGAAACGATAGCTGCTTCTGCCGAGGTAAGTCGCGTTCCCAGACTCTTAATCTGCGCCTCGGCATCGCCAAGGCGGATCTCATGGTCGAGCAGCTGCACATCCTGCGCATCGTTCCTCACCTGCGCGTCATAGGCACCGTCTCCCGCCTCGTTGGCCTTGTTGGCTACGTTGGTGAAGTCCAGAACCTGCGACAGGATGTATTGCTCGTACGCAGGGGTGGAACCGCGTGGCAGTGATGAGGCTGTCAGTCCGATTGCCCGGACGATGACTGGCGTGTTAAGTGCGTTGTTTGCCATTACTCAATCCTTACCTGGCATCCAGACAGCGTCACGGGTGACTTGGTGATGACGCGGATCTTGAAGGCGATGTTTTTACGCACCCGGCCAACTCTGCGCCACAACACGCGCTTGTCGTAAACGAATGGCGCGTTCTGCTCAATCATCTGCTCACGGCCAAAGTTGATGCCATCGGCGGTGGCAGACAGGAACAAGCGATCCGCGTACTGCGCAACGCCGGTCGAGGATTCCAGTTCAAGGTCGAACAGTCTGGCCCCGTCCGCCTTTATCAGAGGGGTGAAGAGGAGATGCTCCTGCTGGGCGCCATACTGACTCGATATGTCGAACTGCAACGCCCCCTTCACCGATGCTGACTTGTCGCCGCAGGTGATGGAGTTCCCTTCGTACATGAAGTCGATAGCCCGATATACATCATCGCCCAGCCCGCTTTTCAGCACGGCCCATTGCGGCCCGTTCTGGCTTGCTGATGCGTCATACACCAGAACCTGCCCCGGCAAGTGGATCAGCAGCAACTCATGCCCGTCAAAGCGCAACGTCTCCATCACGGCGGTGGCAAGTTCACTGGCAGTATACGCGCGGATAATCTTCTCGATGCTGGCTGTGGCAATCGCAGTCGCCCGGCCCGAGTCGATGATGTATACCGACGGCGCACCGGATGCCGGGTTGCTGATAATGGCATAGGCGTCCATGTACGGCGTTTTGCAGTGCGTTCCGGCGACACCCTTCTGCACGGCATAGGCTGAGTTCACGACGTACAGCGCGGCACCCTGAGTCGTCGCACCGGTCAGGGTGAAATACTCAATGGTCGTTGCACCAAAGCACACAATGAAGTCTCGCCAGGTGCCGATCCCGATAATGCCATCAGGCTGTGACTCAGCCCGGTACTCAGCCGCGTAACGGTCCGGGTGGGATTCATCCTCGAGGTCAGAGATAAACCACGAGTCCGAGTTATCCTTCGCCCAGGCATAGCGGCCACGCAATCGGGTGATGTCTCGCGCGGACCCGAGATCGTACTGCGTGAATCCGCTGGATACCGGCCAGTTTGCAACCGTCTTCTTCGTGCCATCATAGCGATACTCAACCACCTGCCCGCCGACGCAGACAGCCTGTGACGTTCTGCCATGCGCCATCGATACCCTTGCAGAACCAGCAACATCACCGACCACCGAATCACCCTTGTAGAGCTTACCGCCCATAACGCGATATACGGCGTTCTGAGAGGTGTTGTACTGAGCCCCACGAGATGCGCCGGCAACGTCAGATCGCTTCGCTATGCCCGGGAAGGAGCGCAAATATCCCGATGCGTTGAGGACTTCCTTCGGCGTAGCCAATAGATTCACTGGCAATTGGTCGATGTAGTCGGCGTTGCGGTAGTCTTTACCCGTTCCCTTCATCAGAGGAAGTTGCTGGATCGGCATCTTTCTGTTCTCCCGGGAAGTAATGCCATCCATTCAGAGTGGCGAAGCTATTTCCGCTGCCGATTGGCATCCGATTTGGGTAAGGTGCTCGCTTGGCGCGACTCAGCGCTGTGTTTTTAACAAGCAACTCTTTGCCATTGCGGGCGGTGGTGATGACTTTGGCGGTCGCTTCCATGCCGTAGTCCGGCGCAATGCGACAGGCGAGATTGTGAATTACCGCACTGACAGCGCTGGAGCGCATGCCGTGGTCGTCACCCTCGGCGGGGGGATTATCCGGATCGGTGAACTCATACCCGGTGATGATGCCCTTTCCGTCCTGGTACCACTCAGCCATCATCGTTTCGAGGTCATCGACGCCGTCCTGGATTGACTGCGGCTCAACGTCGGTGAGTGTGGCATCAGATGCAACGCCCAGCTTTCGCAGTGCCGCCCGGACAATGTCGCCTTTAGTCGCTATCTGCATTGTTGGCCGCCTTAGACTTGCGTCCACGTTTCGGCTCAGGCTCAGGCTCAGCAGCAGCCGGTCGCAAACTCAGAAGCCGGTCAAGAACATCACTCGCTTCGTGACCATCCCACTCTTTCCCGAACTCCAGTTCGGCACCTTCTGGCAGGAATTCGATTTCTTCAACGGGGAGATGGTAAGTGACTTCACCTTCCGGCGTAGTAATGCCAGCGATGATCCATCCTTCCCACTCTTCCCCGTCACTGTGTTTACGAGACCACCACGAAAGGCCAGAGTAAGCATGCATAAGAGATGAGAACAGGCGCACCCGGTGAGCATATAACTCATTAAAGGTGTGATAGCCGTCTGACACTTCACCCATATCTACTGGGTTAGCCCCCTCACCGCCAACACTCACAATCTGATCGCCAACAAGTGGCTCATCAGGAACATCGTGAGGATGCTTATACCAGCCATTGGCTAAGTGTTCAGCGACATCATCCTGATCCACAATTTTCGTTTTCAGCTTGCGGCCCCAGATTTTGGTATCGCCACCTGCCTGATAAATCATCACGCTCATTGCCTTCTCCTACCCAATAAAAAAGGGGCCAAAGCCCCTTGAAGGTTAGTGGTTACGCCTGATCAGCCAGGCCGACGCCGATTGACTCAGGACGGGTTGCGTTGACGCCATACCAGACCGCGATACGGCACAGGCCAGACAGGGTGTTGATGTCGCCCTGCGTTGCGAAGATGCCGTTCAGCCCCACCTCAGGGATGGTGAAAGACTTGGTCTTCATGCCCGCGAACAGTTCGTGGTTAGCCGGGATTGGCTGGCTAACGATACGGATCGCATCATCCGCCCAGAACACGTTGGTACGTGCGGTGGTGGTGTTGAGCACGTTCACGGCCATGCTGTTTGCCAGCGAGGTGTTCACGTTGGCATAGGCGCGCTGCTCAGGAGACAGGGAAGTGTCATCCAGAGCGATCGGCTTAGGCGTAATCTCAACATGAGTACCATCGACAACACGCACGACAGAGAAAGTCGCATCCTGGGCCAGCAGGTTTTTAGCCATCTGACCGAGGAACTTAACGCCGGTGAAGCTGATTTTGTCGCCGCGCTTCAGGCCAGTGGTAGCAGAGAGCGTTACCGTAGCCAGGCGGTTATCAACGTTACGCTTGTTGCCGTCGGCGTCCAGATCCCACGCTACAGGCTTGAACTTCTGTGCGCCGCTGACGGTCAGACCGGTAGCGGTTGAAGCCGGGAGCACTGGCAGTTTAGGTGAGCGCAGGACGTCATCAAAGCCAGCAACCTGACGCTGAATGGTGCCGTTTTTGTAGGCATCTTCAGGGATGCGACCGAACATGTCGCGGTTAATCAGATCGTGACCGGCTGCCTTGTAGTCCTTCGGGTTGAAGAAGTAAGACAGGCCGGAATCACGGTTAAGCTCACGCGAGAACATGATTTCTTCTGCATCAGCCACGAAGTCCCAGCCGGAACCGGCAGCTGTACCGATCGGGTCATCGCTGGTTACTACCAGAGAGCCCATTTCAGCAGCCAGGTTCGCAACTTTAACCTCGCAGTTGCTTGCCAGTTTTTTGGCGGCTGCGTTGATGCGGCGGCGATATGCTGTTTCGTCACGCAGATCGTCAGCACGCAGCTGGAAGAAGTCGTTGTCCGGCTCACCCAGGCTTACCGGAACGTTAAGCTCCAGCAGGCCAGTTGATTTACCGGTTAAGTCCCAGCCTTCCTGAGTTGGGGATTCCTGCTCTACAGGCATCCAGATCGTGTTGCTGGATCGCTGCATATCGCCAGCAGGAGGCGTGTATTTGCCTGCCTTCTGCGCCATTGGTGTCAGGCTGGTAATGGTATCAATGATTTCATCCACTGCCAGCGTAACGATTTGACCTTCGTTCAATGCCATTATCGAATTCCTTTAAGTTTTGCCTTTAGCTTGCGATAGGTCTCTACATCTCCCTTGCTTGATGCTGCTTCCATCGCCTTGCGCATCGCATCGACGTTAGCCGCCGACACATCGCCAGTGAGAGATTGATCTGCAGGGGGAGCGGACGAGACCTGTTGGCCGCGAGGCTTGAGAGTTAAGCGTTCTGAGAGTCGAGTGAGTTCAATCAGCGCGGACTGCCCGTCCATCGCCAGTAACTGGCGCGCTTTCTCGGGGTTAGCCCCAAGGTGATACATGAGCGCGGCGGACTTCTCAGGGAAGAGGCGCATGATGTCAGTCGCCACCGGTGCCGGAACGATCTGCATAAACGCATCTTCTTTTTCCTGATAGTCAGGAATATTGAGTTTTTCCGCCGCGTCATAGTGCTTACGGGCAGCTTCGACGTGTTGCGCTGATTGAGTGGTAAAGTCCTGAGTTCTGCGCCCTTGCTCAGCAACAGCATTGCTTCGGGCATCCTGCGCCTTGATTAGCCATTCGTTGTTAGCCTGCGTGAAAGCAGCCTGCGCACGATTGGTGTCCCAGCCGTATTTCTCTAAAGCGTCATCAGAGAAATAGTCACTGGCGTTAGGCTGAGGTGGCAACTCCGGGTTAACCCGTAAGTTCTCCGGCAATTCACCGCGTTTTACTGCTTCCGCCTGTTGCTCAAGCTCACGTTGACGCTTGCGCTCCAGCCTCTTGGCCGCAAATCGCGCGTTAGTTTCCGGGTCTTGCTTTGGTTTTACCTCATCGTCTTTCAGGACGATCTCAAAGCCTTCTTCATGCCCTGCGTTGTCGTTGGCATTATCGACAACAGAGCCATCAGCAGATGCCGCTGCTTGATTGCCGGACGTGTTGAAGCCTTCAGCTTCCTGAATATTGATGGTGTCTTGCATGATTAACTCTCTCTTATTGAGGATTCTCGGCTACGCTGCCGGAAGGTGTGTTTTGTCTCTGCGATTGCAGGAGGTTGGTGATGTCCATTCGCTTCTGGTGCGCCTGGCTATCACCCTTAAGAAGTAACTCTGCGTTGGCTCGTGCGTCGGCGGCGCTTTCGTTCTGCGCCCGTTGCATGAGGTCGAGGAACTCGCGGAATGCTGCTTGCTTGTCGAGATCCATATTGTTGAACATTTCCAGAATCTTCGCTTGGTTAAGCTGTATTGAGCTTTCAACCTTGGCCGCATCAACTTGCAGCTGCCGCTCCTTAACCTGCGCATTGAGCAGATCTGCTTGCCCAGTAAGCAGTAACCCTTGGGCTTGCAGTTGCTCTGCCGAAGGCTGCTGCGGTTGCTGCTGAGCCTCCATCAACCACTGCTGTTCTTCAGGGGTTTCAGGTTTCTTAGCGCCCATCATGATCAGCTGCTTGTTGGCATAGTCGCGCATCATCTCGACGCCTTTGCCATCCAGCAACGTGAAATACTGCAGCAACAGAAGTTGATATTCCGGCGTACCCTGCGGCGTCTTGCCGAGCAATTCCAGAATCTCAGCGCGGTTCTGCTGCTTCATCGACTGGAAGGATGGGCCAACGTCGGTGTAGCACTCATAACGGCCCCTGATGTCGTTCAGGACGGTTGTTTCGCCTGTTGCGAGGTCAACTACCTGCTCCATCAGCTGCACTTCCTTCTCGCTGCCATCTTCAAGAGTGATGGTAACGGTGCGGGGGATGTCGTAGATGTCATTGACGATCGACTGATAAATCTCCCCGTCGCGGCGCATCGCTGTCGCAAGGTTGTCCTGGAATACGAACGTCTCCAGATCCGAGCGCATGTTCAGCTGATTGACCGTCTCGAAGGCAACCTGACCGCCGTTCACAGCCTCAGCATCCACGCCAAGCGTCGCCACCTCTTTCACTGCTGCGGTAGCGGCCTCAAGCATGTAAGCGTTGGCCTGCGGTACTTCAGGGTTCTCCATGTAGGCGATAGGCTGAACAGGAAGTTCGCCATTGTTTTCGTCGGTGCGGTTGAGAAGGTAGTACGGGAAATCATCATTGCCGTCATACATGTGCTCATAACCGGCGATCTGCTCAGGCCAGAACACTGGCTTTTTCTTCGGCGTGCGGGCGACGATGTCAGCGTTGAACGACATAATCATGTTGCGCAGGCGTTGGCCGTCTTTGGTGGCCCGGACTACGCCCTCGTACACCTCTTTGCTTTCGACGAATCCCCACTCGCCAAATACAGGCACGATCGGGATGTGTTCGCCAGCAATCAGCTGCCTGTCCTTCAGAATGTCGGTGCAGGTGATGATGGATTTGTACACCCGGCAGCGCTCAACCTTGCGCTCTGCAACCTTGACCATCCCTCGATCTGCCAGGTCATCAATAACGTTCTTGATGTCGCGCTTATAGTACGCCGACGGCGCACCGGTAATCGGATCCTGATAGATGTAGACAGTCTCTTTCTTCCGCTCCACCTCGTAGTATTCAGCGACGTGAATGGTGTCCTGAGTCAACCAGGGGAATACCCATTCTGTCGGGCTCTGGAATGACGGGATGACACCCTCATCAAGCCCATGCTCTTCAGCGAAGTTCTTCCAGCCGTCACGACTCATCGAGTGGATCAGCGTGCAGTGCCGGGCGTCCGACTTGTCCATCTGCTTGCTGTTGCTGTCCCAAACCACACAGGAGCATGAGGAGTGGATCGGCTCACGCAGCACAATCTGATTGTTGCTGGTAGGGCTCTGGTCTTCGTATCGAGTCACTCGACGCCAGTGGCCGATACCGCACTCAATCTGCTCCCGGACAGCGACATTCACCGATATCTTTGAGGCGTTATTCTGCGCGTCTGTGCGATACATGCCCATCAGCGTATCAGCTGCGTCAGGGCTTGCGCCGTCTTTCGGGCGGTAGAGAACATCAATCGGGTTCTGGCGCATTTCTGCAACCAGTTTACGCACTACCGGGCGCACAACGTCGAACTGTCCTCGGTACTGCAATGTTGTGTACTGATTAAGCCAGTCATCCCAATGAGATACCCGGCAGAAGAAAAGGTCATTCTTCGCCTCGGTTCTGGCTTCTTCTCCGGCTGTCCAGTCTGCGTCGAACTTGCACAGAATGCTCTCCAGCCTGCTTTCGTTGTCAGCCATTATCGTCCTCTGGGTACTGGTCTAATCGGGGCGGGGATCTTTTTATCTTTCGGTTTATTAATGTCGCGCATGGTTCTGGCGAACCTTCGCATCATGTAGCCATAGCGAACGGCAGAGAGTACGTCGTCATTGAGCTTGACGATCTTCCCGTTCTCATCGCGGTGGTATAGGCGGAACTCTTCAAAGAACTGTTCGCAGGTGTTAAATACCTTGAAGCGCCCGTCGAGCATCATGTCGCGCAGCTCGGTGAGTCCAGGCTCAACAGCGTTTCCGCCATCCGGCCATGTGGCATGCTCAGGGAGCATCATGAAACCGGCATCTGCGTACTGGCTTTTGAGCTGTTCCCCACCGCCCTTCTCGTGCTGATGACCATCATGCGGCCATGCAGTAGGTATTTTCTGCGCCCAAGCCTTCACTGCGCCCCACGCCTGCACAGCCGTTTGCTCTTTCTTCTTCCACGTGCGAGCGACGTAGATGGTGTCTGCGTCTTTATCCCACCATAGCTGAATCTGTGCCTGAGGGTGATCCCAGCCAAAGTCCATTGCGTTGATGACGTAGAAGTGTTCAGGGCATTCGAACGGCTGGCACTTAATGGTCTCTTCCGGTATCTGGAATATGCGGCCACTACCCATCGTCGGAATACCACGGGCCCGAGCTTCACGCTCATGCTCAGGATACGAAGCGACGATCTGCTCTTTCTGTTCGTCGCTGTAGTGGTCGGCGTCAAAGATTGTCATGGTGACAACCTTCTGTGCCTTGCTCGGGTTCTTCAGGAATTTGGTAACGACGTCTGACATCCCCATCAGCGGGGTAAACGTCAGCATGGAGAACTGGCCGTATTTGTTGGTACGAGTCAGGCCTTCGCCGTAGATGCTGTATGGCGGCTCTTCATCGAACCAGACACCGTGAATTGTATCACCCTGCCAGCGGGCGCGGCCCTGCGAGTACGGCTTGAAGTAGCAGATGGATATGCCGTCTTCTACACCGTCAGCGTTGTGATGCTTAACCAGCAAGTGATCGACGAGATTCGGGAAGAATGGGGACTTCTTCCAGCTGATGATGTCCTCTTTCGGGATTGACCCGTATCCAGGCTCATCATTCTCCTCGATACGGCCGCACAGGATGCGCTGTGTCGTCTTCGTTACGGTTTCGTTGGTCTCGCCACCAACCCAGAACACGACAGGCTCATAGAAGCGTTTACCGCCCCACGATTCGCCATATGCACCATCATCGGGATAACCTTTAGTGCCTGGATAGCGTCCTGTGAGATGGAATGCCACCTCTGCGCCGCCAGTGTAGGACTTACCCAACTGGTTACCGGCCATGAAGCAACGCTCTGGGAACTCAGATCCAGCGTCGATAAACTCTCGCTGCTTGCCATACGGAGTGAACTCATACAGCAGGTGCGTTTCCCGGTACCGTTCCTCTTCCTCCAGGAGCTCAAGCAGTTCGATCTGCTCGTCTTCCGTCAGGTCATCAAGAATCGCTTCGTTTTCCACGGGTCAGTAACTCCTGAATGCGAGAGCGGCGCTTATCGCGATCTCCCTTATCAGGTGTCACGTCTTCAACTTGCGACTGCTCTTTGAGGCCCAAATCACGGGCGATGATATTGGCGTTAAGCAGGTCAGCAGCTGCGCCAGAGAATTTCTGGTCGTAGATGATTTCTTCTGCTCGCGTGGTGACCGTAAGAAAATCTTCACGGGCCTTATACGTCGCCCATGTCTGCCTGGTGATATCGAGGAAAATAATCATTCCCCCGAGTGTCATTGCTCGCATCTTGGCGATCGGCTCTTGTGTCACCTCGCCCTGATATGAGAACGCCTTCATCTCCCACAACGGATGGTCTTCCACCCACTGAAAGTATTCACAGCAAGCGGACCACAGCGCCTCGGGCGACTCGAACTTCGGGTTGCGCCCATGACTACTGCGGGCCTCCCAGAATCGGTTACCCTTTGGTGCTGCCATATCCATTCCTTCTTCAGTTATTATCAAGCGCCCCATAAGAGACGCTTTGTAATAACTACGCCAGTTCGCCGCCAGCTTTCAGCTTCGTAATGAGGCTGTTCACTTTGGTCACGATGGTATTCACTGCCGTTTGTGCGGTGGCAATGTCAGTTACCGTCTGCGCAGGGATAGCCGCTTCTGTTGCCTGCTGCAGTACACCACCGCGTTCAGTGGTGGTTGGTGTTTTGTTGCCAGCCATTGCAGTAGTCGCTGTCGTGCCGATAGTCGGCGCGAAGGTTGACGGCTTGCCGGTTACAGATCCCCAGGCGATCGGCGTGCTAGTTGCGGTGTACTTCGCTTCGAATGCCGTTTTGCTCATATACAGCAATTCGCCGTACTGGCTTTGGAAGATGTACCCGCCGACTACCGGCTTGAATGTGGACATAAACAGCGCGGACAAGTATTGAGACTGGTACGGGCCATCAAATGTCGCTTCTGCCGAGCCATCGACAGCCTGATTGAGCTTTTCGATAGGCAGTGCCAGAACATAGATACCGTCAGTGTCGGAGTATGCAGGCCATTGTTGGTTGATCATTGCTTACCGCCTTCTGTTGTTGGTTCGTTGATGAATGGCAGGAAGTGACTGAACATGCGATCAAGCATGTAGCAGTACGTTTCATTGGCATCTTCCGGCTTGGTTGTCACGCCCACATCAGAGCAGACGTAAAAACACACATGTGCGCATTCGTGAACGAGCGTGGCGAGCTGATTATCAAACACTCCGATCAGGTAGCATCGTTCACCCGTATCAGTGTTTTCATAGTTGCTTGCCAAGCCAAGGTTAAATGGCCTCTCGTCGCCGCTGCCGCCGAGAAACTTATCGGCGTCCTGATACTGCTCTCTGGTCACGGCGAGGTAGACATTTGCACTCTGGAATAGCGGGATGGTGAACGCCGGGAGTTTGTGCCACTTGGCCTTAGCCATATCACACCCCAGCGGTGAACAGGTCTAACGCTTCCTTCGCTTCACGGATCGCCTTATCAGTGCGAGATACCGGGCTTACTTCTGCGCCAGCGAGGTGATACTGGTCTTTGAACAGTTCATAGTTCAGCTGATTGCCAGCAACGAAGGAGATAGCCTTCTCAGCTGCAGCGGTGTCGTTCTGAACCATGCGGAAGATTTCGAGGTTCATCTGCTGTAAGTCGGTAAGTGCGGTGATGGTGGTCATTGGTTTCCTCGTCATTATCCGTTGCAGGGGTTATTTTTGATTTATCCGCTCAGGGGGATATCCATTAGCAAGCGCCCTGGATAGGACGCTTTGGAATGGCTACAACTCAGCGAGTTTTTCTTTCAGCAGATAACCTTCGAGCATCCAGATTTTGTTCACGGCATTCTGCCGGGCAATCTTGCGCCCGATTTCTTCGTCGAAGTTTTCCGGGCTGGCGCAGGCACTTTCTCCGGTAACAGTGAATCCATTACGAAGCACCAGGACGCAGAATGTCAGAAGTTTTAGTTCGCCGTGATAGCCAGTAAGGCGGGTTAAATCATCCTGCTTATGGATATTCCCATTCACGCCATTTTCAGCCGAGAAGTAATACTCACCAGTGATGATTGATTGGATATGCTCTGGCGTAACTCGCGGCGCTGTTTTGCCTTTGGCTACGATTTCTTTTTCAATTTGCTGGTCGTTCATAATTGTGACCTTTTTAGTTATGAAAAAGCCCCGCTATTGCGAGGCTGAGAATTCTCTATGCTTAAAGTCCAGTGGAGAGACTGTGTCAGAGCCTTAGGGATGAGGTTCTTCGTTTTGCTGTCTAATTCAGCTTGTGAGCGCTTTTAATCTCCATCACAACCTCACGCTGCATCTTCCTGATTTCGTCTCGATGACGGCGCTCCTGCTTCCAGTAGAGCCAGAAGAACACCCATGTCATGAGCAGGGCAGCAATAGCGCCGCCGGATATGATGTTGTAGATGGAGTAGGCACTCATTTGGCTTCCTGCTTGCAGTTAGCTTTCCATGTTTTGTTATGGGTCAGAATGGCTCGCTTGGTGCGGTCGTCCATTGACAGGATGTCGGCCTCAGTCATGAGGATCGGCTTTACCCAATTACATGCTGTGTCCACAATGACGGTGTTATTTGTTGAGCCAGTCTTTGCGCAGCTCGTCATCAACATCGCTGCCAGGCATGCGAGTAACGGTTTCCTGAACATCTGAAGCCTCTTTGCTTGTTTGAGTCTGTCGCCTCGCGGCGGCACTGGCCTGTTCGATTTTGGCTTTCGTCTCTCGCTCGGTGGCTTCCTTTTCAGCTTTGCCTTTCCCTTTTGAGTGACCGACACCAAATGCGGTGGCAGCAATCGTCACCACAGCGAAGAATCCGGCGATCAGCATTTCGATAATGCTCATGGTTTCTCTCCTGGGTTCATACCGGCGTCGATTTGCTGTTCCTTGATATCCTTGTCGCCAGAAAGCTTCTTGGCTCCAAGATACCCGGCGGTGCAGAAACCGAAATACAGACCAAACACGACCTCAGACAGGGTTCCCTGATAGGCCTGCCATCCGACAACACAGCTACTGACCAGAAACCCGAGAGCCGCCTGGGTGCGACTCAGAGAGATATTCCCTGACATCCCGCGGAGCATACTTAGGGCATCCATCAAATCAGCCCCTTGTAAATGTCATAGTTGCCGGTTCGCATCACTTCTGCGTGGCGCTGAGCGCGCTCTGGCGTTTGCTTAGCCCACAGGCTGTTGAGCATTCCGCGTGACGCGCCGTCGAAGTTACCTTGGGAGATCATCGCCAGAGTGTTTTTGAAACCCGCCAGCCCGGGCACACCCATTTGATAGGCCATGCTAATCAGCACATCCCTGCGGGGGTCGTTGCAGCTTTTCAGTGCGTTGATGATTGCCGGTCGCAGTTGCATCTCGGTGATGGTGTTCTCGACAAATACCTCTTTCCATACATCGCCTACCCGGCGTGGAACGGTGAAGGTGTAATTGGATAATGCTGCGCCTTTAGGGCCGATCTTGATTCCGCCAGCAACGGTTGGGTATCCGAGAGTGTCCCGGTATGGCTTTTCCCGGTAGCCTTCCTCAAAGTTGAGGATCGGAATAATTTGAGTCATTTCTTCTCCTCCTCAACCAGTGGCTTAACTTTGTCGGCTGTCTTTTCTGCAGTTCGCTCAGGCAGGGAGTCCACCTTCACTTTCAACTCACCAACCTGCCTGCCAAGGTTCTCGACTTTCTGATCGCGCTTATCGGCAATCTCTCGATACTCGGCTCGCATCCTGTTGTTTGAGTAGTTGAAGGCAACTGTCAGCACGCTGCACATGGCACAGAACAGAAGAAACATGGCGCCTATCATGAGACGCCCTTTATGGCTCTCAATAAACGCTTTAACTTTCATGGCGATCTTCCTCCAGCTTCGCAAGCATTGAGCTTACCTGGCCCCGGAACTGTTCATCGCCTCCGGTCTGAGTCATGGCTATCAGTATGCGAAGCGAGTTTTTGATGATGCGGATGTCGCTTTCCAGATGGGAAATACGCTGTAGATCCTTTTCTCTTCGCTCTCTCAATTCGTTGTTCTCTTGACGCAGCTCGTCGTTTGCGGCCTTGAGAAGAACAACCTGCTCTTTGTAATGCGTGATTACCTCGCCGCCTGCCCTGTTATTGGTGACGGCTGAAGCAATGACCGCGCTTAATGGCTTCCAGAAAAGCGCGAGCGCACCGCCACCAAATAACACGGCAGCAATGCTTGTGATTAGGCTGTTCTCCATTGGGTATTCCCAGCTGCGCATTGAAAAATAAAAGAGCGCCGTACATCTGGAGATGGGGGTTTCCAACGGCGCTTAAATCGCCCGTAGGCGTTTATGAGGGAATGGCAATATCGGCTCTTTGGCCTAAAAGTCCCAGGTAGTGGGTTTGGTGTGTGGCGGCCGGCGCTGCTATCCGGCATTCAAGGCTATCGCTTTACGACGCCATCAGGACATTCGCCACAACGGGAAGCCACCTCTCCCGAATTACTGAGTGTCGAGCCTCAGCAGGGCATGAAAGATGGCTTTCCGTTGAGCAAATAAAAAGCCCAAGGCGTTAACCTCGGGCTTGAATTCGTAGAAACCGCCAGTGCATACAACATTGGCACAATATCAGATTTACATGAAATATATGCGTTTCAGTTCGGTTTTGCAAGACTTTGTTCGTAACTTGCTGCCTTTTGTTGTGAACGTGATCTCGTTACTGATATCAAAGCGCCGCTATCGAGCCGCGTAAAGCCTCTACGCATTTCCAGCCAATGCGGGAGATAGGTTTCCGTCCAGGTGGATTTAGCCACGCCTACCAGCTCGGCCAACGCCTGATATTCGTAAGTATCGCGCCCGGCCAATTCCGCTTTAACATCCTGTGCCGCCAGCCAGATAAGCTTCTGTAGGCGCTGCATCGTCTTACCTGCCACCTTCTTCGTTCCCAGCGTCTCCCTGAACTCAGCCCATGCCCACTGGGTTATCGTCACCTGGTTCTCCCAGCGGATGTTTTCGCTGTAGTTCCAGAGCAGCCATGCCTTCTGATGCTCCTCAAGTGACAGGACCGCCCGGCGCCAGGACGCGGTGGAGTATTCGACCGGCTGAACCAGTGGGATGTGAGAGCCTTTGGCGCGCGACTGCTTGCCCGGGATCGGCGGGTTATCCAGCGTTATCATCTTCCCGGTCACATCATCCTTCACGCGCGGCTTCTTACGCTTAAACGTACCTGTATCGAATTGAGCATTCTCCAGCCATGCCATTAGTTGGCCTTTTGTCGCACCACTCAGATCAGCGGTTGCCACCATGAGCTGCTCACGCACGTACTGCAAATACTGGACATTCATCATGCGGCATCCTTCTGTTTCAGTTCTTTGAGTTTTGCGCGGTAATGCGCCGCCAGAGCGTCAAGCTCCTCTCTCGTCCACTTCTTCGCTTCGTGTGGTCCCATCAGGCGATCAAATGCTGCCTGCCCTATCTTCTTGATGAGGCGTGGGCGGTATTCTCCGATGTTCCCGGATAGGTATGAGTTGCAGGATTCGCACTGGATATGACAGTTGGTTTCGTCGTAGCGGGTTTCTGGCGATGCTCCGACGGTACGGAAGTGACCGGCGTTCATCTTGGCGCCTGAGTTGCGATCGCAACTGATGCATGGCTGTCCTGCATCACGCTGGCGGATGTATGCGTTAAACGCCTTCTGAGCGCGCTCATGATATTTGCTGAGTGGCTGCAAGGCTCGCTTACGGATCTTCAGCTCACGGCGTTCCTGCTGCGCCTCCTGCTTGCGTTTGCGCTCTGCATCCAGTTTCTTTTTGGCGATCAGCAACTGGCTGTATTCGTAGCCGTGCTCAGGACAGCACCACCAGACGTTATCGAAGGTGGCTGTGAATTTGTTTTTGCAGATTTTGCAGGTGCGACGGGATGGCTTACGCATGGGCACCTCCGCGGCGGAATGCCCACTCCATGGCCTGGCGAGACTCGTCACCCCAGCGGACATTGCGCTCGGAACCGAAGGCGTGGATCAGCTCAATGAGGTCACGCATCTGGCCGACGGTCATTTTGCTGGTAGACTGGCCTAGCACCACGAAGCCATCACCGGTAAGGTTAGGCACCACGTCCTGTTTGATCAGCGCCGCGGTGAAGATATGCTTCCACGCCTCAGAAGATAGCTTGCGGCCATGCCATTCAACCTGGCTGCTGATATCACTCAGGCAGCACCACAGCTTCGCATTCTGATCCAGGCTGCGGGTCATCTCTTTTATCTCGATGACTACTGGGCGCTTCTCGTCGAGATGCAACTGGTTAATCGCCGTGATCGCATTGGCGCGGATGTTGGAATTGCGGAGGAAGAATTGCTGTTTCATACGGCCTCCCCATGGGAAACCGCAGAATGCAGAAAGCCCCAGACACGTTTTTGCGCCTGCGACTGATGATGTTTACTCTTTGTTTGATGCATGGCCTAGAAGTCCCCTCCCAGGCGCGAGGTCACCAGAGTTGTTCAGGCTCTGGTGAAGTAATTATGGCTGGTTGATGATGCAAAATCAACGCGAGAAAAAGCCCTCAGGAGAGGGCTGGTTTAATCGCCAAAGAAACTCACCGTTCGGCGTGGCGCTCAACAATTCGCTTAATCCTACGATACAGCTTTGAGTAACGGATCGGGTCATCCTGTGCAATGTCATATCCCGGATAAGTCATTCCGATGCTGTCAAACTCTGCCTGCTCAACAGGATAAAGCCTGTAAATGATATGTCTCACCTCAGCTGATATAGCTGCCCTGCGGGAGAGATACCGCCGCCCTTTCTCTGATGAGTGATATACGGTCACTGTGGTTGCAGTAATCACGACTTCACCTCCTGCTGCGGTGCTGCTGGGATCGGCATCCAATGGGTCGGAGTCCATGAACCTCCAGGCATTAAAAAACCGCTCTTGTGGGCATCAGGGTGATATGGCAAGTATGTAGCCCACTTAACTGCCCACTCTCGACCAAACCGGCAACCAACCATGACACCGGCCTTTGGGTTAGGCATCCGCTCGCTGCACGGAATCCACTCCTGCACAGGCTCGGCACCCTGAAGCATGGCGGCGCGGCAGGCGTCACCTTCACCAGACAGGCCCACAAACGTCTGATGCCAGTTATTGGTGAGAGTCTCCCATTGCTCAGCTGTTAGCGGTGCGTAGTCGCGCACATCCTTCAGTAGCTCCGCCAAACCCTCAGCTCTGAACCTGTTGCGTATTTCAGCTGTCACTACCGGCGCTGGCGGGGCAGCGTAGAGCGGTATCTCTGTGATTTCGTACTCGTTAATATCTTCCTGAGACCAATTACCAAATCTTGTATGCAGGCTAAAACGCGCGTCAGTGTGAAGATTATCTTTGTACATGTACGCCACAGGCTCAGCCGTCAGCGCTGCCAGTGTGATTTCAGCCAGGCGCAGGCGTATAGCTGTTTGCTGAGACGGAATTACCTCGTCACGCTCGCGCCAGAAATCAACTTCTTCACGCGCCTGATTGACCAACTGCTCTTTGGTGAATGTCATGGGTTAGCCCTCAATCCGGGTGATGATGCCAGCGGCTACCAGTTCTGCGGTGTTGGCATCCTGCCGAAGTTGGGCGGCGAAGTCATCTGCACGCGCAGCACCGTAATCAACGCTTGATGTATCAATGGTGCTGGCGTGTTTTTCTGCCAATTTGCGCTCTGATGCTGCAAACATCTCCACACCCTGCGCCCGTACTTCAGCCAGGAAGGCGTCGGTGGCTGGGGTTGGCATCGCGCCACGAAGAATGTTGTAAGCCCCAATCATTGCGCGTTCCGGCACATCTTCATCTGCGTAAAACGCATCCAGGGCAGACATCATCGTTTGAAGGTCAGGCTTGTTCTGTTTCAGCCCCGCATTCTCCGCAGCCAAGGCCGCGCACTTGGCTTCCATGTGGTCAATGTATTCTTTCAGAACATCAGCCCGGTGCTTTCCCCATGGAGTGATCACATCGAAACGCTTGTCGCTCTGCACCCAATTTGTTTTTTGAAAAAACTCGTTGAATGCAAATTCACTCGTAGAAATTTTCTCCTGTGCATCCAGCCATTGCTGCGATTGTTTTTTTACAATCATGTCAATAAGCACTGTAGCCGCCGCATCTGCCTCCCCCTCAAAGGTCATGACATCCCTATTGAATCGCATGGTGCCGACCGTTTTACCGTCCTGTCCGAAGGAAATTTCAAACGGGCGATTAGAATCATTATTATAAAAATCCATCACTTGTTCTTTCATGCTGATGCTCTCCCGCCCCGCACTGATGCCAGGCACTGATTGAATAGGTTGTTAAGAGGGTTGGCTGTGTCACGGTTGGGCTGCTTCGGAATTCGCTTCGGCTCGATTGCAGGCCGGTCTTCCGGGCGTACCACGAAGTAGCGGTAACGCTTCTCGAAGCCCTCACGACGCAGCGTTTTAGCTTTAGTCAACTCAGTTAACGCCGAAGATGTCGCCCCTTTCTGGAGTGGCGTATCCCGCCGGATATCAGACATGTAGCAACCAGGATGCTTGGTTACGTACTGGATAATTACGGCGTTCTGATTGGTTATTTTCATTGCCAGCACCTCTCATCGTTGCGGCCTTCCCAGCGAAGCCAAATGCAGTCGTAAACAAACGGGATGAAGGCATCAAAGAAACTGCTCCATTGCGATTCACGGAACCCGGTAACTTCGTCCACCATGCGCTCCAGCGGGTGCATTCTGACCGCCGGGCGTTTTACCCCGGTAAGCCTCTCGAATTGCTCAATTAGCTCCTCTTCCTCAAGGCAGCGATCAAGCAGTGCAACGAAGCGAGGATTGCTGATAAATTCGAGGATGATGCTTGAGTGGATTTTGTTCATCAGAACCCCCCCTTCTTAGTCGGTTTTGCTTCATGCTCGCGGCGGCGCGCTTGTTCAGCCACCTGATCGCAGTCGTAGATGGCACCGTTGACCTGATTGCAGTAAATCGTGCCAGTGCTGCCGTGACGGTTGAGGCGCAGAATTAACTCTGTTTCGGATGGCGGAACGCTGTCATCGAAAGCGCCCTCCCGGTGAATGCCAACCCAGTAATCACAGTCCTGCTCAATCTGGCCTGTGTCGCGCGAATCGCTCGGTAACGGGCGTTTGTTGGTTCGCTTCTCCAGCTCACGGTTAAGCTGAGTAAGCAGCACCACGACGCAGCCAAGCTCTTTAGCGAGGTTCTTCAGACCTTTGGTGATCATCCCGTAGGCCAGGTCGTTACGGTCGGCTTTCTCAGCAGTCATAAGCGTCAGGTAGTCAACCAGCACCATCCCGATAACGCCCTTCTGGCGCTTCACCTTCCGGCACTCTGCGACAACGTGAGCCAGCGTCATGCCAGGAGTGTCGTCGATGTAGAGTCGGTCAAGCTCGCTCAGTCGAGCCGCTGTACCCATGGCCTTTTTGAAGTCACCGTCATAGTCGCCCTGGTACTGATCGTCCGCGTCTTCGGTGGCCGGCATGTAGAAAATGCTCGGGTTCACGCCGGACTTCTGCCCGACCAGCTTCTCGAGGATCTGGTCGTCAGGCATTTCGAGGCTGAACATCAGCGCGGGTTTCTTCTCCTGAATGGCACAGTTGATTGCCATCTGGCTATACAGGGTTGTCTTACCCATCTTCGGACGTGCGCCGATCACGAACAGGGAACCCTTCACCAGTCCTTTTGGTGCCAGTAATCGATCCAGCGACGGGATGCCAGTGCTTAGTCCGCGCTGCTCTCCTGCCGGGTCGAAGCGTTTCTCCAGGTCATCCACCCAGTCTTCCATCACGTCAGAGAACGTCCTGAGTCCACGGCGGTTTCCCGTTTTCGAGTGATCTGACATCTGAGTGAAAATGGCCTGGATAGCGTCAAACTTCTGCGTGGCGTTCATGCCATTGCGGGAGTAGAGCAGTTCTGTAGCTTCGGTCAGGCGTTGGATTCCGTAGCGCTCCATGGCTGCTTCACGAACGGACGCAGCGTAGGCCACGATGTTTGCAGCGCTAGGAGTGTTCTTAGCAATCTCTGCCAGGTAAGCAAACCCACCGACCTGCTCCGCAAGACCTTTGCTTTCCAGTGAGTCAAACAGGGTCAGCGCATCGACTGGCTTGTTCTCGCGATACATCTGACGCATCTCGGTGAATATCACCTGGTGCGGCCGGTTGTAGAACGACTCAGGCTTGAGCATTGCCAGCACCTGCTGGGCGCGTTCGTTGTTATCGCCTACCAGCATCAGGCCACCAATCACGCTCTGCTCTGCTTCCGGGTTGTGAGGTACGGTCACGAAATCAACGGTCATCATGGTCTCCCTCACGAACTTTCAGGTAGGTGTTGTCGTTCAGCAGGAAGTCAAAGCCCTTCTTGTGCCAAACGGTTCCGCGCTGATGGTTTGGTCTTTCCTCAAACATCCAGCGGCAATTTGTCGCCACGTAGTTCAGGTAGGACTTCCAGTCTTCCAGGGTGAATCCATGACCATCTAACTGACGAGTAATCACGCCAGCTTTCCGCCAGAAGGTTTGGATCTGGTTTTTACGCTTGTCATTCATCGCCCTGACCTTGGGCGCTTCCGGGATTATTTCGTGGTAGGCGTTAACGACATCCTGACAACTGAGAGACGATTTTTTCTTTTCAGTTTTTCGAGCTGCTACGGCACTCTCTTCTACGTTAGTAGAAGAGATATTAATAACTTCTTTATCTGTGGTAATTTGCTGGTAATCTGCTGGTACAGGTTGCTTCGCAGGCGTTGGTGTGCCTGTGTTTGCGCTGGTAATTTGCTGGTAATCTGCTGGTACAGAATTTGACTGATAATCGTCATATTTTTCGACTGTAAAAACAGAGAATTTCCCATGGGAAATCCAGCTAACCATGCCCAACTTCTGGAACTTCCTGAGAAGGTATTGCACGCGATCTGCTTTAAGCCCCGTCTCAAATGCCAGTGCATTGCGTCCGCTTAGAAGCTGTCCGCGATTCACCAGTTTTTCTCCGATGTCGGTCATCACCATTTCAGGTGCATACTTGGCTTTAAGGATCAGGTGTACCCACAAATGGGCCGCTTCAGGGTCTTTGTAGAACGGCACATCCATGATTTTACGGTGAAGCAAGGCGAACCCCTTACCGCCTTGTGTGTGCGGTTGCTGGAGCCTTCTGGCCTCTCTGGCTTCGGCTAAGTTTGATACGTTACTCATGACCTTTCTCCTTCTGCATCAGCTTCACTTTCTCCAACTCAGCCCGGAATCGACCAGGCTGCTTGAAGCTGGACAGGAAGCGATCACGTAGTATGTTTTTGTGTAATTTGTCCTGGTAAGGACTGAGTGGTTTTGTCATACTTGCTCCGTTACTTGGCGTAACACAGTGTGTTGAGAGCCTTTGAAGTTACCGCTTCAAGGGCTTTCGCTTTTTTGGCAGTACCCATCACATAACTCCCAGCATTGACGTGACCATCGTCATTAGCGGCCCTACCTGCTCGGGCATCAGCCTGAACAGTGACGCTATACCCTCGCTTACCTCTTTCAGCTTCTGATGCTCAGGAGCGTCCAGCAGTACAGCCTGCTTAGCCTCGGCACACTCTTTCATCGCAGACGCGATTAGCGACATCGTGTCGCTTTGCGGCACCAGGCGGGTGCGGTATTCCAGCGGGAGAACAGCCATGATTGCCGGTGTCAGTTGGCGAACGTTCTCGCGGTACAGCTCAGAACCGAATCGGTTGTCCAGGAAGCGGAACAGTTTCTGACGGGCCCGGCTGATGTCCGACGGGAAAGTAATGTCCACCCCGCCCTGCTCCCGGTACTCTTCGATGATCAGCGCCGACACCACATCCTGGTTGTCGATGGCCGATGCCCAGGCGCGCACCGCGTCGCGGATCTGCTCGTGCTTATCTTCTGCGGTTGGTTGAGCGCGATTTATCATCACGCCCGGAGAAAATCCGATATGATTTTGATAACTAAGTGTTTGCATGATGTTTCCTTGAATTTGAAATAAAGACAGATAGGCCATGCGCCAGACACGCAAAGCCGGTTTGAATTTTCATTTGATGCGCCCTTTTTCAGGGCTGGAATGTATTAAGAGCGGTGTTGCTTAGGCTGCGTGATGTTCTGGTGGGAACACGTCATCCAGTTTTACGTTAGCGCCAAAGGCGTTAAGGGCGGCTACCAGCTTGCGGCAGGTTTTGAGGTCTGGCTGCCTACGACCAGACTCGTAATGGCCGATTGCACCCTGAGTGCAGCCAACCAGCTTCGCCAAATCTGTCTGGGATACCTTAGCGGCTTCCCGTTTAGTCCGAAGATTGCTCATCGGGATACCTCCTTGGGTGTTAATTCAGACTAATAATACAAAGTGTACTGAATAAAAGCAAGAGGGGTAATACATTTTGTGTGTTGTCACAGTTAATACACAGCGTAATAATCGTGGGATGAAAACTCCGTGGAACGAACTGGCAAAAGCCAGGATGAAGCAGGTCGGCATAACCCAGGACAAACTGGCGGAGGCGCTTGGTAAAACCCAGGGCGCGATCGGCCATTGGCTTAACGGCCGTCGCGAGCCAAGTATTGAAGATATCGCAGCGATAATGAAACAGCTTGGGCTGAAGGAGCTGATCCTGTCCTCAGACGGAATGGTTGATTATCCAGAAGGGTCGATTGCTAACGTTACCAACCCACGGCCTCACGCTGAGGTTAAAAGCTTCCCGCTTATAAGCTGGGTTAGCGCCGGAAATTGGTGTGAAGCCGTTGAGCCTTATCGCCTTGAAGAAATTGATGTATGGCCCGAAACTACCGCCCATGCGGGTGGTAACTCGTTCTGGTTAACTGTGCGCGGTGACTCCATGACAGCGCCGACCGGGCTGAGCATTCCAGAAGGTATGCTTATCCTGGTAGATCCAGAGGTTGAGCCTACCAGCGGAAGATTGGTTGTTGCGAAGCTAGACTCCGAAAATGAAGCAACCTTCAAAAGGTATATAGTGGATGCCGGGCAAAAATACTTGAAGCCCCTAAACCCCAGTTATCACATGATCCCGGTAAACGGGAACTGCAGAATCATCGGCGTAGTTATCGAAGCCAAATGGCAGGGGCTTTAAAATGATTCCAAGGACGGATCGGCCTACCCTAAGGTTTTTCATAAAAAAGCTCATTTCAAGCAAAAGGCACTCTGACGTCATTGCTATTCATTTCAAATTATTCGATATCATCAAAGGCAATTACAAACAAAGAGAAAACTCCTTCAATCTCGATGTTGCTATAGACGCCTGCCAAGCATCTATATGCATATCAGACCTCGTATTGAACGCATTTGATGCTGATGAAAAAGATCGCATTGATTTGCTCAACTCCATTCTGTCCCACAAAAAATACCCCCTCACAATCTTACGCCCTCGTCATATAGGTTATTACCAGTACGGCGTAATTCTCAAAAAACAAAAAAATTCCCCCCTCAGAAACGAAGTCATCGCCAAACACGACCTTGAAGGATGGGGTCGTGGCGTAATTACTTTACAAGATTAAAAAAAATCACCTTAATATTCATACACATTGTATTTTTACGCCTTTTTTAAGTACATTTTGTATTGACTGTTTTTAGTACATTACGTATTGTTAGCTCATCGCAGGACGCACTGCTCACCAGGACGGTGAAGCTCTTAAACATATCGCGCTGGAAAAGCGCAGCAACCAAAGCAGAAGGCTTTGGGGTGTGGTGGGTAGCTACTCCGTGATGGTCACGGGTCAACCCGGTCCACGGTGCCACCACACCACCAAAGCTTAACTGACAGGAGAAGGACCATGAATAACGAAGCGTTAAAAGAAATGATTGCGAAACTCCTTGAGGACGCTCGCCGAATTCAAGAACTGGAGCCAAACGCTGGAACTCAATCCCGCATCAATGAAGCAATCAACATGTTGAAAGGGGAATAGCCATGGATGCACAAGCACGCCGCCGCGAACGCCGCGCAGAGAAACAGGCCGAATGGAAAGCTGCAAATCCCCTGTTAGTTGGGGTAAGCGCCAAGCCAGATAACCGCCCTGTTCTTTCACTGACTCGCAAGCCGAAATCGCGAGTAGAAAGCGCTGTAAGCCCGATTGATTTAAACGCACTGGCTGAGTATCGGGAAGAGTTAGAAAAACGCGCTGCGGTCGTTGAGCGCAAGAATCATCGCACCTGGTATAGCAAGCCGCGCACTGAAATGGGCGTGACCTGCACCGGGCGCCAGAAAACGAAAGGAAAATCCATCGCATTAATCTGAGGTGGCCCATGAAGAACAGCATCAAGTGCCCGGTATGCGGTCGGGACTTCGACCCGAGAACGCCGATATGCCACATCAGCAGATATCACGCCGCCGCTAAGAATTGCGAGCTGGAGAAGATACGCGATGCACGTCGGCAGCATTTCAACCAAGCCCCCAGGGGCTGACGGTAAACAAACAGAGAGGTGGGTATGGATAAAAGAATTGATGGGGAGATTATCCGGGGCATCATTAACGATCCCCGCCTCTTCTCCGGTATTGAGCGGGTCAGAGGTGGAAGGGTTCAGATGTTCGGCAAACGGATTGTCCAGGGTGGTAAGTGCATCCAGGAATGCGACTTTGAAATTACACCGCCAGAAAGAAGCTGGTATTCCAAAGAAATTGACGGGGTTTGGCATTGGGTTGAGGGCTGTGACCATTGCAATGGGAACCCAAAAGAATGGGCATATATCCGCTGCGATAAGCATGACGTCTGTGTTGATTGTGGCGCTGATAGAGAGCATGCAGCGAAATCTACCAGCGGTGCTGTTTGGGGATGTAGTGGCGGATGGCGTTGTAATGATTGCCAGGAGCGGATTGATAGGGCGCGACTCGCAGAAGCAGAGGCAAGGATCGTTCCTGATGATGAATATGATGAGATGGATTTTTGGCACGAAAACGAAGCTCGCTGCCCGTGGTGTAAGGCAGAAATAACCACCGATGAATCATACGATGCCTGTCAGGAAGAGCATCAATGCTATGAGTGTGAGCGCCACTTCAAGCTAACGGCAGAACATTCCGTGACGTGGACAACAATTCGTTCAGTCAAACAGGTCGCATAACGCGGCCTTTTTTACAGGGTAACTACAGAGGGTAAGGCGATGGAAGAAGAATTTGAAGAGCATCCACAGGACGACATGAGTCAGTACCAGGACTACCCATACGAGTACGACTACTAACTCTGATACCACCATACAGACCCGCTCCGGCGGGTTTTTTATTACCTCATACCCTGGCTCATTTACGAGTGAGCCACGTTATGAGAGCGGCTATCCACCGCAGAAAAATTATCGCGAATCGCCATGGTGCGAGGTCTTTAAACGTTCAGCGGCCCGGCTTAAGGGCGGAGATGATTATGAAGAATAAGCAAGAATTAGCATTCCCATTTACCCCAACACAAGATAGACATGACAGCACTCCTGGAATGACGCTGCGTGACTACTTTGCAGCTAAGGCTATGCAGGCATTCATTACTGGAGCAATGAGCGATGGCACACATTTCCGCCCTGAGTCAGGTGACCCTGATACTGCAGCGAAAGTTGGATATCTGATTGCCGACGCCATGCTCCGCGCCCGGGAGGCCTCATGACAGTCACCCACAACGGCAAGCAGTACACCGTTAAGCGTTGCGCTCTCAACGATAACCAATGGCGATTAACGTCGGTATCTAACCCGCGCGAGCAGGTAACGCTTAACCGCTGGCAGATGCACGTTGCTGGCCTTCTTGAGCAGGTGGAGGGGAAGTCATGATCGGAACTCACTATGGCACCACCCCAATCATTCGCCAGTGTGTTCAGCCCGGCATGATGGCGCTGCGTGAAGGACGCACCTACCGCGTGTCAGCAGTTATCCATGAACGCAAATGGGTGTACCTGCACACCGACGCCGAAATCATCCGGGTTAATGACCACGTTATCGACGTTCTGCTCGACGGCACCGGCCATCCAATTCAGCACTAATACCCCACCACATTTCACATCTGGCAGCCAATCGGTGCCGGGTGGCGCTTACATCAAATTCAGGAGTACCCCATGAAACAACCCTATCAGCACCCGCGGATGCCGAGAACGCGTCCGGCAATGGTGGCAAACCATCACGCCTGGCTGGTGCAGGCCAGAGAGTCCCGCCTGCTGGGATGGAAGCGTGAGGCAGCCTATGCACTTCGCAGCGCCTCCATTGAGCGCGTCTGTATCCAACTTGAGGAGCGTGCAGCATGAGCGCCATGGAACGCTGGGATGACGATGCATTTGTCCGGCTGATGCGTGACGTGATCCACGAATCGCCAGTTGAAGATGACGAGCCGGTTAACCTGGCAGCAGAACGCCAGAATCCGTCGATCAGCATGGAAGAGTTCGCAGGAGATTTCACATGAACCTGAATCTGTTAGATGAGCCATTCGCCACTGGTGATATCGAGTGGCGCATTCAGCAAGCCGGGAAGAGCGGTAACAAGATTTGGGCCAAGGTGCTGGCCTACGTAACCAACCGGGCAATCATGAAGCGCCTCGATGAAGTGTGCGGTAAGGCTGGTTGGCGTAATGAATATCGCGACATCCCTAACAACGGCGGGGTTGAGTGCGGCATCTCTATCAAGGTGGATGGAGAGTGGATCACAAAATGGGATGCAGCAGAAAACACCCAGGTGGAAGCAGTTAAAGGTGGGCGATCTGGTGCGATGAAGCGCGCTGCTGTGCAGTGGGGAATCGGGCGTTATCTCTACAACCTTGAAGAAGGATTCGCCATTGTCTCGGCGGAGCGGGCAAATGGATTCCACTATGCCAAATCAAAAGAAGTTGGCGTGTTTTACTGGAAACCCCCTGCCCTGCCAGCCTGGGCATTACCTGCCGGGTCGGTGCATGAGCAGAGCGAACCGCAACCCGCAGAGCAAACAAACGAGCCAGAGCCACCTCAAAGCGTGGATGCGGACAAGATACTCGCCGCGTTCTCTTCCTACGCCAATAACGAAACGGACATCAAGAAGTTAACTGAGCAATACAGAAAGACCTGGGCGGAGCTAAGTGGCTATGCAGAGCACCAGGAAAAATGCAAAGACGTCACTGGCATCAGACGTTCAGAACTTACACAGGCGGCATAAATGGCAAGTAAAGGCGTTAACAAAGTAATCCTCGTTGGCAACCTCGGGCACGATCCAGAGGTTCGCTATCTGCCAAGTGGTGGCGCGGTAGCAAATATCACGCTGGCGACCTCGGAATCGTGGCGCGATAAGGCGACCGGCGAGCAGAAAGAGCAGACTGAATGGCACCGGGTGGTGCTGTTCGGCAAACTGGCAGAGGTGGCTGGCGAATACCTGCGCAAAGGATCGCAGGTTTATATCGAAGGCCAACTGCGCACCCGCAAATGGACAGATCAGTCGGGCACCGAAAAATACACCACGGAGGTGTTGGTCAATGTCGGCGGGGTGATGCAGATGCTCGGAGGACGGCAGGCAGGCGGCGCACCGGCTGGGAGTGGTCAGCAGCAATCCGGCAACCAGTCCGGCAACGATCAGCCTCGCCAACAACACCGGTCAGCACCGCAACCAAGCGAGCCGCCGATGGACTTTGATGACTCAGATATCCCGTTCTAGGAGCTGAATATGAAGACCTGTTCCAGATGCCATCAGCAGAAGGAAGAAAGGGACTTTCAAATCAGAAGAGCATCCAATGATGGATTAACGGCTGCGTGCCGGTCATGTCTTGCTGAATACGACAGAGCGCGTGCTGGATTGCCGCATCGAGTATCAGCCAGGAGGGAATATCAATCCTCCGATCGCGGTAGAGAGCGGTGTAACGCAGCAAAAAAGCGGTTCATTCAGCGAAATCCATGGAAAAGAAAAGCCCACATTATCGTGGGCAATTTTTTGCGCGATGGGAAGCTAACCCGGCCATCACAATGCGAGTGCTGCGGATCCGAATGTAGGCCGCAGGCTCACCACTGTGATTACAGCAAGCCAACCGATGTGATGTGGCTCTGCAAGTCATGTCATGTCGAATGGCATAAACACAATAAACCCATTTATCCAGACGAGGAACCGGTAACTCTGCCCCACCCTCGCCACACTATCCACGCCATTTAAGGAACATCAAATGTCACAACCTCCTCAAGAGGCGGGCTACTTTCGCGCGCCCAAAAAACTGGAATCGAAGGATGAAGTGATCGCTCGCGTCTGCGCCTTCCTTGCGGAGGAGTTGGGCAAAAAGCGGGTGGATAACAGAACGCCAGAGCAGATTCAGCAGGCGGAAGACGATTGCTGGGAGGATCGGTCTCTGCGCCGGTACGAATCACACCTCTGGCAAAGCAATTTCAGAGCTTCGTTCTTCCCGACATTCATACCGTGCGGGCCGATGAAGCCATCACGCATTAACGACCGTGACCGTGACTATATCGGTCGCTTCGGTCATGTGAGGAACGACTGATGAAACACGCTCACGACGACATAGTAGTTCACGGACTTCGCCTGGCATTTATTGTCGGGCCTAACGGCTGGCTAATGCCATGGGGTGATGTTATCTGCAACCCACTCAAGGCACAGCGACTCGCTGAAGAGTATCTCAACAGGCAGGAGGCGGCATGACCGATTACACCGGAAGCCATACGCCAGCGGATCAGCGCGATTTATGGCGCACACCACCGACCCTGTTTGCCGCGCTGGATGCTGAGTTCTGCTTTCAGCTGGACGCCGCAGCAGCGCCACATAACACGCTGTGCCGCAAGTTCATCACAGCCGAGGAGAACACGCTGGAAACGCCGTGGGCTGACTACCTCACCATTCCCGGTTATGCCTGGCTAAACCCGCCCTACAGCGACATCACACCTTTCGTGAAGAAAGCCGCAGCTGAGAGCAAGAACCAGATCGGCACTGTCATGCTGGTTCCGGCTGATACATCCGTCGGCTGGTTCCGGGAAGCTATCGAGACAGCCAGAGAGGTGAGATTTATCACCGCCGGTCGGCTGGCATTTATCAACCCGGTAACTGGCAAGCCAGTCAGCGGTAATAACAAAGGGTCGATGCTCATCATCTGGCGCCCGTTCCCGCGTACACACTGCCACTTCGCAACTGTGGAACGGGATGATCTGATGACTTTCGGGGCGAAGCTTCTCGCCCGGCGGGAGGCAGCATGAAGCGGATGTCCACCGAACAGGAGAATGCCCTGCATTGTCAGGCCCGGCGTTGCAGTGACGAACTAAAGGCGGCGATGCGCCAAAAGCCCAAGCCTAACTGGAACAAAGTCGTCCCCCCCATCCTCCGCAAATATCACAAAATCGTCGAGCCTCTCGGCATCAGCCTTATCAAATTTAACAGCGAAATTGGGCGCCTGAACGGGCGCTATGGAGTTGAGTCATGATCATCAAAGAAAGCAAAAACATCCGAATCGAACTCGGTGAAAAGTATGTCGTTACTGGTTCAGCGCATGACCTGATTTTGAGCGAGAAGAAAATCAGCAAAGAGGGAAAGAACGCTGGTCAGGAGATGCTTTCCCGTCTCGGATACTTCAGCAAATTTGAGCATCTTGTCCGCGAGCTGATGCACAAGGAAATACTGGAATCGGAGGCGCAGTGCCTGCAGGAATTGCGCGACCATATCCAGAAGGTCAGCGAAACGCTCAGTAAGGCCGTCGGATTATGACAGCACAAATCACCGGGTCGCTAATGCGGCCTTTTTTATTGCTGGCGTTTGCCATCAGCCGGATTAACCGACAGTTCAGGGATTGGTGAGTATGGCAGAAATTATCCAAGTGAAATGTAAGTGCGGTGAGCAGATAAGCATAGAGCTGAACTGCAAGCGTGCATTCCGCAAAGACGGTAAGCGCCCTTTCTATCCAGATGAGAACGTAGAGCCATGGTCAGTCGTTAAGGATGGCGAGCGGATCCACTACAGCCAGGACGGCGTTACAACGTTCAGATGTCGAGGCTGTGGCGGCTTTCTTGCCGACACGGTGCCAGAAGCGAAATTTGAAACGGATATGCCAGCAAAGGAGATTCAGTCATGACCGAAATCATCGATCAGGCCAGCGCTCTCGAAGAGATGATGCGCGAACATGCAATACAGGCTCACAGGATTAACCGTGATGCGGTATCTGCTACTCATTGTGAAGAGTGCTGCGAGCCATTGCCGGAGGCTCGCCGGAAAGCGTATCCGGGATGCACGATGTGCGTGGATTGCCAGGGTGAGGTGGAATTACGGAATAAGCAGAGGGGGATGTGATGGACTACAGCAAACTGAGCGAACAGGAAATAAACATGGCTATTGCGGAAATTATTTTTCCAGACAGGCCTGTGATTGAGAGTAAAAGCAGGCCACCTTGCGCATGTGTAACTGGTCATTCTCCAAGCCAATGGGTTGACTACTGCAACAACCCGGCAGACGCATGGCCGATTATCTTCGGTCACAAACTAAGTCTCATCAATGCGGATGATGAATGGCTTTGCGTTCCTGACGACACCGCAGTAGATGGAACCACTGGCGACGACGCTCAGATGATTTATTGGGGCGATGGGCACGTGCATGCCAACCCACTCCGCGCCGCCATGGTCGTCTTCCTGATGATGCAGGAGTCAGCCAATGTTCAGACTGATTCTGCCCGGTAGCTACTACGTCGATCATCACGGCACCCCCTGCAAGATAACCCGCACCACCTCCGAAACAGTCCACTACCAGCGAAACGGTCATAACTGCATAGCCAGCATGATGCGATTCCAGACGGACTTCGAATGGGTTGAAGGTGCGGAGTTGAAGCAGATATGGGATGACCTCGAAACGGCGGCACATTTGAAGAAGCTGCGCGCCCAGCGTGCGGCATGAGGAGAGATTATGGGTAAGGTGAAGGCGTTGCTGCTGCTTGCAGTGGTTGCCACTTCTGGCTGCACGGATGCCGATGAAGCCACAAAGGTGCTCGTCGATAGTGGGTACAAGGATGTGAAAATTACAGGTTACTCATTCACTGGATGCAGCAAAGACGACGCATACCACACTGAGTTCACAGCTAAGGGTGCCACAGGTAATGAGGTGCGCGGAGTTGTTTGCGGTGGGTGGTTTAAGGGTTCGACTATTCGACTGTTTTGAAGACGCAACTGATAGCTGATTCACTGAGTCGGCTATTGGGTGCGAATGCACTGCCACGTTATCCCCCATTAGCCCGGCCATAGTGCCGGGATTTTTTTGCCTGGAGAAAGCCAATGGCAAGCGAAAAACCGTTTATGAAAGTGCCGGAACTGGCGGCGCGGATCAACGTATCTCCCAGCACAATCTACCGGAACCCATCGCGCTATCACATGTTTAAAGTCGGCGGCTCATGGCGGGCGAGCGAAGAAAGCGTGGAAAAGTTCTCCCAAACAACTAACAATATCTTCCGGCTGGCTGTGGTCGGTAAGGAGCATTCAAAATGCCGATCTACAAAAGAGGGAAAAACTACTGGGTTGATATCTCAGCTCCAGATGGAACGCGAGTTAGACATTCTGCTGGCACCGAAGAAAAGGCAAAAGCGAAGGAGTACCACGACAAGCTGAAGCATGAGCTGTGGAGTGAGTCGCGTCTGGATAAAAGGAAGGAACATCTGTTTGAGGAGATCATCATTCTGGCCCTCAAGGATGCAGAAGACCAGACGCTGTACGGCTCGAAAAAGGGATATGCAAAATACTGGCTGGCAGTGTTTAAAGGCCGGGCGATAACCAGCATCAAGGGCGAAGAAATAGCCAGAAAGATGCCGACTCATTCGCAGCATAAATCTCGGTACCCGCTGGAGAACGGAACCATCAACCGATACCGGGCTTTCATCGTGCGAGCGTTTTCTCTGGCGTTGAAGCATGGGTGGATTGATCACCGCCCATACGTGCCGGAATTGAGAGAGCCAAAGGTGCGGGTGAAATGGATGAGGAAGTGGCAGGCCAGGGATCTGATTGATGCCATCCAGTCTGACCTGCTGAGGAGAATCGTCTCTTTTGCCCTGCTTACCGGAGCGCGGCGCGGAGAGATACTTTCTCTGAAGTGGGAAAATGTCGATACGGAAAACCGCAATGCTATGGTCACCGCTGAAAATGCAAAATCAGGCCGAGCCAGAGCGTTACCCTTGAACGATGAAGCGATCAGGATTTTACGCGAATGCGACATGTCCTGTGAGTACGTCTTCTCGGTTAATGGTGAACGGTTGAAAGATATCGAACGGAAAGAGTTTAACCGGGCACTTGAGGCTGCACAAATCCCTGACTTCCGTTTTCACGATTTACGGCATACCTGGGCAAGCTGGCACATCCAGAACGGAACGCCTCTGATGATGTTGAAAGAGATGGGTGGATGGGAAACTCTGGAGATGGTGAAAAAATACGCTCACCTGAGTGCCGAGCATCTAAATAAATTCGTCGATTCCGTCACGTTTTTGACACACGAAGATGAACTAAAAATAAGGAGAACTAAAAACAAACGCGCAACTGGCTGATACAGATAGGTATTTTTTAAGCGTGCTGAAAATGCATGCAAAAATAAAATAGATATTTACTCTGAATTAAGCGGGAGGGTGACTTGCCTCAATATAATTGTGACTATAACATGCCTGATACTCTTCGGAATATCACGGCGCACAGGTCGTGGTAAAAGCAAATTGAGTAAGGCCAGGATGTCAAACACGCCCATCGAGCTTAAAGGCAGTAGCTTCACCTTATCAGTGGTTCATTTGCATGAAGCAAAACCCGAGGTTATTCGTCAGGCGTTAGAAGACAAAATTGCGCAGGCGCCCGCGTTTCTTACCCATGCGCCGGTGGTCATCAACGTCAGCAGCCTTGAGGCGCCGGTAAACTGGCACCATTTGCAACAGGCGGTCTCCGCTACCGGCCTGCGAATTGTGGGCATCAGCGGCTGTAAAGACGCTGAATTGAAAGCCGAAATCGATCGTGCGGGTCTTCCGTTGCTGAACGAAGGCAAAGACAAAGCTCCGCGCGCCGAACCCCCTGCTCCACCAGAACTCCCTGTTACTCCTGTCACAAAAACGCGATTGATTGATCTGCCCGTGCGTTCCGGTCAGCGTATTTATGCGCCAAACTGTGACCTGATTGTGACCAACCACGTCAGCGCTGGGGCGGAGCTGATCGCGGATGGCAATATCCATATTTATGGCTCAATGCGAGGCCGGGCGCTGGCGGGTGCCAGCGGCGATCGCGATGCGCAAATTTTTTGTACCCACCTGGAGGCGGAGCTGGTCTCCATCGCAGGGGTTTACTGGCTGAGTGATAACATCCCGGCCGAATTTTCTGGCAAAGCGGCACGTCTGCGGCTGGCAGACAACGCTTTGACCGTTCAACCGTTGAATTGA